GTCGATTGCCTCAGTTGTGCGAAGGGATTGCACCTTGTCACCTTGGGCGGCAATGGTCACGCCGGAAGCGTTGACCATGGAAGAGGGGATAAACCCCGAAAGCTCACGCGCAACCCGGTCCATGGAGCGGTAAAGGATTGGCGCAAGATTTGTGAAAGAGACTGTATTAGCCATGATATTTTAAACGATTTGGATTTGTGGATTGTCGGGTTTCGTCTTATTCCGTGTCAACCACTTCCCCGCCTTCCTTCGAAAAGGTCAACCGGTCCGCTTGTGACATTTCGTCAAACTCTGCCCTTGTTACTTGCTTTGCGGCACCGCCGCCTTTGCCGCCTTCCGGGGGAGTGGCACCGCCGCCCTTACCTTTAGACGCTTTAATAATGCTGGAAAACTCTTTGTTTTCAAGAAATTCTTTTTGCACTTGTTCAAGTGACTTCGAAGAGGCTTTGCCGTCCGCTTCAAGGGCACGAATCACCGGTTGCCCTTCAACCTCTTCAACCGTAAGACGCTTTGCAACGGCGTCTTTGACCAATGAAGGCACGGTAAAATGTTCGTTGGCAAACTTGGTTGCTTCGGCGTCAATCATTGCCTTGTGTTGCCCGGCTTTGATTTCCTTCAATTGGGCTTCGTTCTCTTCCTTGATTCGGGCAACTTCGGCTTCGTGCGATTCCCGCAATTCGGCAATCTTCTTTTCATTGCCCTTGGCCGCTTCAATATCCTTGAGAAGTTGGGCTTCCCGCTTTTCGACTTCCAAAGCCTTGGTTTCCGCGTTCTTACGGTGTTTTTCGGCTTCTTGCCATTTGCCTTTTTCAACAAAGGCGTCTTCGTGACCTTCAAGGGTCAACGTTGCGTTTTCGCCTTCAAGGGTGTATTCGCCTTGAAGTGCTTCAGGAAGTTTTTCGAACTCTTCTTTGGTAAGGATATATTTCATTTGTGTTTTGTAGTTGTGAGCGGCACCGCCGCCCGGTTAAGGACACCAACAAAACGGTTTTTATTCGCCATTACAAGCCCGCATTTTTGAACGCTTCCGGTTCAAGTGCCCGCATTTCGGCAAGCGTCAATGGCTCAAAGTTGCGGTCAAGCTGAAGTTCCGCGAACCGGTCCGCCGAAAGTCCGCCTTCCCTGAAGAGCTTGCCCCGGACCGGTCCAAGGGCTTGATCTTGGAAGCCGGGCGGTTGATTCTTCAGCCAATCATAATAGTCAAGGTCCGCGTCAACAGGTCCTTTTTCCCCGGACCGAGTTCGCCCTTCCTTCAGGAAGTCAAACTTCGGGTCAAGGTCCGCAACCGTCGTTGACCGGCAACGAATATGGACCGGGGGAACCGGTCCTTCCCCAACCTTGAATTTTTGACCGTCAAGAGTCTTGCATTTTTGCGTTGTCTTGCGGTCCAAGGTTGAAACCCATTCGTAACCCTTCACAACGTCCGCGTTGTCTTGCCAAGTCCGCATTCGCCCGACGCTTGCGACGTGTTGAACCGACGTAAAAACAACCGCTTGGGCGTTCCGGCGGGAAACGTTCAAAATCCCGTCTTGGAACCGCCGGGCACGGGTCCCGAGTATTTCCCGGACAAGCTCTTGATTGGTCCGCCCTTGGAAGAAGCCCCGGCGAAGCACCGAAACAACCCGCTTGGTTTCGCCTTGGGCAAAGGTTTCAAGGAAGCCTTCAAGGGTTTCCCCGGAATGGCTCATTGCTTGGACCTTCGCCAAGTTGAAAGCTTGCCGGGCGGTTGGTGTCGAAAGTGTAACCGTCCCGGTGATTGAAGCGGCAATGTCCCCGGCTTCCATGGCGGCGAAGATTCCGGCGGTTTCCTCAAGGTCTTTGTTGAAAAGCTTCAGGCTTCCCCGGTATTGCTTCAAAACCGCCTTTTCGATTTGCCCAAGCCAACGGGTAAGGAAACGGCGGTTTTCGCCCGCAAGGTCGTTTGCAAGCCCGCCAACCTTGGCCGAAATAAGTTTTTCGATTTCCGGGAAGACCTTTGCAAAGTCCCGGTATTGCCCCGCCTTGATTCGCTCAAGTAAGACTTGCCGCCTTATGGCTAAATCAAGAAGGGCTTTGCGGTTGCGTTTCGTCGGCATTTCGGAAGCACAAAACTTTTTTCAAAAAAGAGCAAAATAATTCTTGACCGTTAAACGAAAAACGTTTTATGTTTAAAGCATGATGAAAAATACAAATAAAACAAATGAGATTCCCGCCCTTCGTAATAACAACGAAATGACCTTTACCCGGCTTGGCCCGGATGAAGATATTGACATGACGCTTGAGCGTAAAACCCAACGCATGACTTTTCAACGTCTTGAATATAACGAAGAAACCGGGGATTGGGACGGCAAAGAAGTTTATGCTTCCGAAGTTGAAGAAGAGCTTGAAAATTACACCTTTTCAACAATCACGGAAAAGCCGCTTTCATTCAGACAGTTGAAAGCAATATTCTCTCATAAAATGTTTGCAATCCGCTAAACCAACAAAAGCCCCGGTTCACCGCCGGGGCTTTTTCATGTCTATTCATCACCGCCCGAACCGGACCCCGGGGGCGGAATAAGGGTTTCGTCGGCAAGCGTCTTGGCAACGTCGTCGTCTTCGTAAGCAATGCCCGCTTTGCGTAATTGTTCCCGGGCTTCGTTGAAGGTAATAAGCCCGCTTTGCCATTCGGCAACGATTTGGGCACGTTCCGCCGGGCTCGCCATTGCCGCCGCAAAGTCCGAATTCAATTCAAAGTCAATGTCTTCCGGGTTCACTTCGCCAATGAACCGGGACGCATGGAAAAGGGCTTTTCGGTAAGCCGCCGAAACATTCTTTGTTGCCGACGACAAAACGGAAGATTCGGAACTTTCTTCAATCAAGGCTTCGGTTGCCGTGCCCTTGGTTGCCTTCGGTTCAATGAGTTTTGCGCCAAGGGCTTTCATTTGCTCTTCTTTGTGCTTCATTGCTTCCGCCGCAATTGAATTCGGGTCCGCATGAAGCAACTTGGCGTCCGCGTCTTTGGGCAAAGGGATTGCCGCCCGGGACCCAAGCTTGACCCCGCCTTTAAAGTTCTTGTCAACCCATTCTTGGGACAACCCGGACAAAACAAGTTGGTCTTGCCCGGTCATAAAAACGCCTTCTTCGTAGTCCGCCGAATTCCGGTAATGGGCAACGTTCAAGTTTGCAAGGTCCAGAAGCGGGGCTTTGTCAATATGCGGTTCGTTATTGGTTGACCCGACAAATTCAAAGGGGATTCGGTCAATTGGGTTGCCGTTGTAATCACTCAAAAGAACCGGGTAACCTTCAAGCATTTCAAATTTGTCGTCTTCGCCGGTTGGATTTTCCTTTTTCCGCCAAAGTGTCACGGTAACGCCAAATTCGGTCCCTTCTTCGTTGGCTTGCTGAAGCCGGATTTCACGCCAACGGTTTTCTGTCTCAAATTCAAAACCGTCGTCTTTGATAATTGCCCGTTCTTCAATGACGACCAAAGAAAGCAATGTTTCACCGCCAACGACGGAAACCCGCCAATTTATGATTTGCTCCGGGGGAATGAATAGGATTCGGGGGCGGATTCGCAATTCTTCAATGTCGGCAAGCGTCACAACCCGCCCTTCTTCGATTGTCGGGAAGTCCGCCAAAAGCCCGCAATGGCCGAAAGATAACGTTGCCTTCAAAGTTGCTTTGGCTTGTTGCTCAAGGGGCGTTCCGGCCCCGTCAAGGTCCGGTTCGTAGCGTTCCAACGCCCCGGGAAGGTCAATTGAACTTTCTTTGCTGAAGACTTGCCCAACAAGCCCTTCAAGCGTCCGGCCCGTGACATTATAGAAAACCGCCCGGGTCTTGTAAGCTTTGTAACGCTTCCGGGCGTATTCTTCGTCTTTTTCCGCCGCCGGTTTGGGCAAATACTTTTCCCCGGCTTCTTTAACCGCCCGTTCACCTTCAACGCAATCGGCAATCAAACACCAGTCCTTTTCACTTGTGGCAACTTCTTTTCGTCTGTGGTCAACTTTGGGCATGATTCAGGAATTTAGAGCCCCCGCCGGGATTTTTGCAAGTTTCTTGTTTTCGGGGCTTGACGACTAAACGAAAAACGTTTTTCAGTTGTCAGCATGATAGCAGAAACCACAACTTACCGCCCGGGCGAAACCGTCAAGGTTTTCATTGACCCGGTTACACAAGAAAAGCCGGAAGGCAAAGCCAAGCTTGTTGAACACCTTGACACGGTCGGGCATCTTGAACGCTGGATTGTCCGTTTTCCCGGCATTGGCAAAAACCGAACCTTTCCCCGTTATATCAAATCCCGCGAACAATGACCCTTTCCGAATCAATCCTTCTTTGTGCCGCCGTCTTTTATGCTTGTTGCTTCCTTGGCGCAGTCCTTCTTCACAAATCCGGCTTTTATGGACACTAAACTTAAAACCGCCCTGCATATTTTGGCGGACCAATACGACGCCCAAGGCGGGCACTTCACAACGACCGAAGCGGACTTTATGTTTAAAGAATGCTTTTGCGAATTTGGCGAAACAATCCCGGACGCCTTCCGCCGGTTACTCACAAACAAACCCAACCAAGAAAATGGACCCAAACCAACAACCTGAAGAACACCCGCTTGAAGGCGTTGAAATTTCGCTCAATCCCGAATGGCATATTGCCGTTGTTTGTGCCCGCGGGGGCATTGACTTGACCAAGCACGGGCGGAACGAACCTTGCCCTTGTGACAGTGGCAAGAAATTCAAGAAATGTTGCATCAAGGAAGCCCCGGAAGAACTTTGTTACCGCTTTGCCAAAGCTG